GGCCGGTGAGTTGAAGCCGGACAAGGAAAAGAGCACGGAGAGGATTGACGGAATGGTAGCAATCTGCGATGGGCTTCGCATCCTTCCGACTGTTGCAACCTCTTACACCGATCCAAACGTGATGGTCGTATGAAGCGGCCTGACATCTTGAGCGTGCTCGGAGTGATTGGATACTGCGCCGTCGTCTTCGGCGTTTGGCAATGGCATCGTCCAGCCGCCTGGATCATCGGCGGTCTGCTGCTGCTCATCTACGCCGTGCTGGCCTCAGCCGGCAAGAAACGCGAGGGTCAATGAACTGGCTGCGTATGGCACTCGACGGATACTCGCAGATTCGCGCCGAGGTCACAGGTACGCCCGCTCCCTGGGACGATTATTGGTACACGGGAATCGGAGTCAGTTCAGCCTCTGGAATGAAAGTCACTCCTGAAACCGCGAAGCGGATCTCCACTGTCCTGGCCTGCGTCAACAAGATTGCCAAGACCGTAGCGATGTTGCCGCTCAAGGTTTATTCAGAGCAGAGCGACGGTGGTAAGAAGCTTGCTGTTAACCATCCCGTGTACGACGTGCTCTATTCCAAGCCGAACGACCAACAGACCTCATTCGAGTTTCGCCAGATGATGCAGGGCCATCTTGAGTTGCGCGGCAACGCCTATGCCGAGATCATTCCTGGTCCGCGCGGCGCCGTTGACCAGCTGGTCCCGATACATCCTGACCGCGTGACGCCGGAGCAAATTCGCGCGAGCGGTCGGATTCGTTATCGGTACAACGATCCTTTGACGAACATGACGCGCTACCTGGCTCAGGAGCAAGTATTTCATCTCCGCAACTTCATGGACGATGGCGTCGTCGGACAATCCACGATTGCTTTGATGTGCGATACCATCGGCGTCGCGATGGCAGCGCAGGATTACTACGCGCGCTTCCTCAAGAACGACGCCACACCCAACTCGGTCCTGACCGGGGCGAACTTCAAGACCGAGCAGGACAAGAAAGCGTTTCGGGACAACTGGCAGGAGTCGCAGACGGCGGCGAACCGCGGCAAGACGGCCGTGTTGCCTTCCGGCATGGACATCAAGACGCTCGGCATCAGCGGCAAGGACTCGGAACTGCTGGACGCTCGCAAGTTCAGCAGAATCGAGATCTGCTCCGGGTTCGACGTTCCTCCGCATCTCATCGGAGAAACGGAAAAGACTGCGACCTACGCCTCGGTCGAACAGTTCAACATCATGTTCGCCACCTACTGCATTTTGCCGAGACTGGTTTTGTGGGAACAGGCCATTCAGCGGTCCTTGATTTTCTCATCCCGCTATTTCCCTAAGTTTTCGATGGGCGCTCTGCTGCGCGGCGATAGTGCCGCGCGCGCGTCCTTCTACAAGACGATGGTTGAGATTGGCGTCTTCTCCCAGGATGACGTCCGGATCATGGAGGACATGAATCCGATTCCTGGAGAAGTCGGGAATACTTACTGGCGTCCACTGAATTGGGCTCGGCTCGATGACGTGAGCGCGTCCGTCCAACCTAAGAACCCATCCGACGCCGGCGAGGACCCAACGGGCAAAACTCAATCGGAGCTCCGCCGCCAAGTCTACGCAATGGCAGCAATGGCCGCGGAGCCCTGCGTCCGCAAGGAAGTAAACACCTTGCGGCGCTTGGGTGAGCGCAGCCAGACTCCAGAGGAATTCAAATCCGCTGTCACGGATTTCTACCGCGAGCACGCTGGCTTCATCTCCAAATGCATGAAGCTTGACCCTCAGAAGGCGCGCGAATACTGCGAGCGCAATCGGGACTTCGTGCTTGGGCTCCAGCATCCTGTCAACGGACAACTCGATGCACTCTTGACGTTCGGCACACAATTACTCGGCCGTCAGGCCGCGGAGGTACTTCAGTGAAACCTACGACACAGGCACCAATCCGGCGCATCTTCGCTGCGGCGAAGAAAAACGACGAGCTCGAAATCCTCATCTATGACTCGATCGGGGAATCCTGGTTCGGCGAGGGAGTCACAGCGAAGGACGTGCAGGCGAAGCTAGCAGAGGCCGGCGACGTCAAGAAGATCGTCCTCCGCATCAATTCCCCGGGCGGCGACGTCTTCGAGGGTGCGGCGATTTACTCCCTGCTGTCGCAGCACGCGGCCACCGTGGAGTGCTTCATCGACGGCCTTGCCGCCTCGGCCGCCTTCACCATCGCCATGTCCGGCGACAAGATTCACATTTCGGAATCCGCGATGATGATGTGTCACAACGCCTGGGGCATCTGCGCCGGTACGGGCTCCGAGATGCGGAAGATGGGCGAGGTACTCGACAAGATCTCCGGCACGATGCGCGACATCTACGCCAGTCACAGCGGGATGACACCGGAGGAGTGCCAAGCACTCATGGACGCCGAAACTTGGATGACCGCCGCGGACGCCATCAAGTACGGCTTCGCGAATGACGAGATCAAGCGCGACCCGGAGGATGACGATAAGGCTCGCGCCTTGCTCGCCCTGTTCGATCTCTCGAAGTTCGCCAAGACGCCGGAGGACCTGAAGCCCAAGGCCGATGAACCGCCGAAGGAAGAGCCGAAGCAGGAAGCTGGCGTTCAATGCGACTGCAATTGTCAGGAGTGCGAGGCGGGAGACTGCGAGGACTGCTCCGATCCGGAATGCGACGACCCGAACTGCGAGCACGAGGAGGCTTCTGCGAACGAAGCCGAGAACATCGCCATGCTGCGCGAGCAGTTTTCGGTTGCCGTGCTATAGTTCGAACAGGTTTGGACGCCTTCGCGTCCAGTTTGTGAAGCAAGGTGCTCGCTAGCCGTCGTCACGGCCTGCCGCGGCACCGGGCCAAAGAAACAAAAACAAAACCGACAAGGAGATGACATGAAAAACATCAACGCGCTGCGGCAGCGGAGAATCGACGTCAAGAAGAAGGCGGAAGAGATTCTCGCGGCGGCAGAGAAAGCGAACAACACGTTCACGGCCGAACAGCGGACCGAGCTGGCAGCCCTCAAGACCGAACTCGAGGGGATCAACGCCGACCTGGTCACTGTCGAGGCCTTCCTCGAGGACGAGCGCACGCCTTCCAAGCCCGTCGTGTCCGCCGAAGTGCGCGACATCCACGGCAAGAAGGTCTACGCCAAGCTGAGCGACCAGTTCCTGGCGTCGGGCATCAAGCCGACGACTGCGAGCGAATCGCTCGGGCCGTTCACTTCCCTGGCCGACCAGCTCCGCTCCGTCTATGAGGCGGAACGCAGCCGTGGGCAGCATGTGGACCCGCGCCTCACCGAGATCCAAGCGGCTCTCGGCGGCAACGAGTCCGTGCCCGCGGAGGGCGGCTTCCTGGTCATCCCGGAGTTTGCTGCCGGGCTGATCAAGCGCACCTATGACGTGGGTGTCCTGCTCGGCCGCTGCTTCAAGATGCCCATGACCTCGAGTCGGCTCATCATGCATGCCGTCGACGAGGACAGCCGCAAGGACGGGTCCCGGTGGGGCGGCATCCTCGCCTACTGGATCGCGGAGGCCGGCACCTACACGCCGACCAAGCCGAAGTTCCGCGAGATGCAGCTCGTCGCCAACAAGCTGATCGCCCTCTCCTACGCCACCGAAGAGCAGCTGGAAGATGGTCCGGCGTGGGAAGCGTACGTCAACGAGGCCGTCCCGCAGGAGTTGGCGTTCCAGATCGACCAGGCGGTCTTCAACGGTCCTGGCGCTGGCGCTCCGTTGGGAATCCTCAACAGCGGTGCCGTCGTCACCGTGGCGAAGGAGGGCGGTCAGACCGCCGCGACCATCGTCACGAACAACATCCTCAAGATGTGGTCGCGGATGTTCGCGCGCAGCCGCGCGAACGCCGTCTGGTTCATCAACCAGGACATCGAACCGCAGCTCTATCCCCTGACCCTGGGCTCGCCGTCGCTGGCTCAGGTCCTGCTGTTCACGCCTCCGGGCATCAACGGCAATCAGGGACCCTACGGCAAGATGTTCGGCCGCGACGTGATCCCGATCGAGCATGCGGCCACCATCGGCACCTTGGGTGATATCGTGCTCGCCGACATGAGTCAGTATCTGCTGGCTCAGCGTTCGGACGTACGGGCCGACACGTCCATCCACGTCGCTTTCCTGACGGGCGAGCAGGCATTCCGCTTTATGCTCCGCCTCGACGGCCAGCCGATGTGGAAGAAGCCCCTGACGCCCTACAAGGGCAGCGCGACCCAGTCTCCGTTCGTGGCGTTGGAGACGAGGTAAGGAACCGCAACGGTCCAATTGCTTTAGCATCAAAAATCTGAACGGACCTGAGCGGTCCGAGAAAGAGGTTCACCGTGGGTGCAAGAGGAATCTACCAAGCCCAGGAATGTCACTTCGTCAACCTGATCCCGCCAGTCGATGGGGACGGCGGGATCACCAGCGGCGTGATCAATCTCAAGGATTACGCTCACGCCACAATCGTCCTGCAGCTCGGAGTCTCGGCCACGCCTGGCAAGGTGTCGCTCGAGGCCTCCGACAACGGTTCTCCGGAGGCGACTGCCGCCATCGGCTTCAACGTCCACAAATGCGAGGTCGCGTACAACGCCGCAGATGGCGATGTGCTCGGTCCACGCGTGGCGTGTGCTGCCGCGGACGGTTTCACTCCAGTGACCGGCGATGGCATCTTCTACGTCATCGAGCTGGATTCGAACACGCTGCCGTCTGGCAAGCCGTACGTCAAGCTGGTGCTGGCCGATCCCGGTGCCACGCTCGGCAGTGCGCTCGCCATCCTGTCCGGCGCGCGCTACGGTCACGACCAGAGCGAATCGGTCCTGGTCTAGCGTCCCTGGTCAGGGATGAAATCCGGGGACAGTCCTTTCGGGGCTGTTCCCGGAATCCTTATTTTTTGAGGCATGCAAATGTTGGTACGCATGGAAGTAGGAAGTCACAAGGGAACGATTCGAGACATCGAACCGGAAGCAGCTCGCGCGATGATGGCTGATGGTCGCGCTTCGCTTCCTAACTGGGATCCTCCGGCGGTCGTCAAGGCCGCGATTCCCGTATCGCCAGTCCGCCGTTCGCGAAAGAAGGCGAGAAAGGCCTGAGTCATGGAAGATGTCGTTCTCATTACGCCGCCCGCAATGGAGCCGCTTACGCTCGACGAGTTCAAGGACCATTGCCACATCACGAGCGACGACGAGGACGGCTACATCTCCGACATCGTGATTCCCGGCATCCGCTCAGCGGTCGAGAGCGAATTGAAGCGGGTGCTGGTCACGCAGACCTGGCGCTACAAGATGGATGGGTTCCCCGGCTTCGACCCACGGTACGAGTCGCACGGCTACCCCACGATCGTGCTGCCGAAGCCTCCCTTTCAATCTATCGAGTCCTTCACCTACGTGGACCCGGCCGGAGTTCTGCAAGAGTTGGCCGAATGCAATCCTGACGGCACCGCGCCGGCAGGGCAGTTCTACGGGTACCAAGTTGACCCGGGCTCGGAGACCCAACCCGCGCGGCTGCTCCCGCCATGGGCCGGACCCTGGCCGCCATCGCGACGCATGCCGACAGCGGTACAAATCGAATTCGTCTGTGGCTACGGCGCGCTCGAGGGCTCTCCACTGGCCTGGGCGCCCGGCCCGATCCCCGCGCAAATCAAACTCGCGATGCTCCATTGGGGAGCGAGCTCTTACGACAATCGGTGGGGCGTGATGAACGAGAACCTGAAGGAAGTGCCTCGGGGAATCGCCACTCTGCTCAGTCCCTACATAAATCACATCGCGTAAGCGAGGACCATGCCTCAGTTGAGTCCACAGAATACCGGAATCCGCATGGTGAAATGTACTCTGTGGAAGAGTGTCGGTTCCGATTCTCTCGGAGGTCCGAGTCAAACCCCTGTGTTGGTAGGCGGTGTGTGGGCTCAGATTGTCAGCTTGCGCGGCGTGGAGCTCGCAGCGGCCCAACAAATCAATGCACAGATCAACGTACGCATCAGCGTTCGCTATCAAGACGTCCGCGCCATCTTCGAAGACGGCACGATTGTGAAGATGTACGTCCAGCATCGGACGGCCTATTACGACATCCAGGCACCGATTGCCCGAGACCAGCGAGACCAATGGATCGACCTATTTTGCGTGGGCCGCGATACGCCGCCGATTTTCTCATGAAGGTCTCATGCATCATGCCAACTCGTAACCGCGGTCACCTGCTGCCACTCGCGTTGGCCTGCTTCGATGCCCAGGATTGGCCGGAGCGCGAGCTGGTGGTGCTCGACGACGGCGAGGAGCCGGTCGATAAGGCCGTGGGCGGGCACCCGGGAGTCCTCTACGGCCGGCTTCCGGCAATCACCGCGCTCGGGAAGAAGCGCAACCTATGCTGCGAGATGGCCCGCGGCGACGTGATCGTCCATTGGGACGACGACGACTGGTCGGCGCCGACGCGGATCCGTGACCAGGTATCGCGGCTCGTGTCCGCAGGCAAGTCGGTGAGCGGCTACCATTCGCTTTTCTTCTGGTCCATGACCCTGGGCAGGGCGTTCAAGTACCAGGGGCAGCCGAGCTATTCATGCGGCACGGCGCTCTGCTACACGCGGGACTATTGGGCCAGGAACCGGTTCAAGGACTGGCTTCCGGTGAAGGGCTCACACGAGGACAACGATTTCACGTCCAGGGCCAGGGATCATCGCGAGCTCGTTTCCGCCGCCGGCTGGAGCCAGCTCGTGGTGCGCGCCCATTGCGGCACGACGAGCGCGGACAGCCGAATCGGCAGCAACGGGTGGCCCGCAGCGGACGCCTCTGAACTGCCAGCGAAGTTCTTCGAGGATTTAAGCCGTGCGCTTTAACATCATCAGCAATCTCGTCAACGGCGTCGGACTTCAGCAAGACTATCTGCTACTGAAGTCTGAATTGGAAAGGCGCGGCCATTCCGTCACCGGACTTCAAGGAGACGACAAGCACGCGGTCCCTGCGCCTGCGGACATCAACATCTTCATCGAATGGGTGGTCCCCAGGTATTTCAGCGCGGCGCCGCGACAATGGCTTATTCCGAATCCTGATTGGTTCTACGTCGAATGGCGGTCGCTGCTACCACGATTCGAAAGAATCCTGGCTAAGACAAGGGATTGCGAACGGATCTTCCGGTCCACTAATCGCTGCTCGTATCTTGGATGGCGCTCCCGGGACCTGTTGGATGCGAGCGTAACGCGATCCCGCAAGTTCCTCCACGTCGCCGGCAAGAGCCAACTGAAAAACACGCCATCCATAATCGAGGCGTGGCGACGCGGTCTGGTAGATGCAGACCTGACGGTCATTTCGGCGCATTACTGCGCGCCATCTCTGAACCGGGTGACCATCGTGAGGCGCGCGAGTGATTCCCAGTTGCAACACAACATGAATTCTCACCTATTCCACTTGATGCCCTCTGCCTATGAAGGATGGGGGCATGCTTTGCATGAGGCGCTCGGGGTCGGAGCCGTGCTTCTGACCACAGACGCGCCGCCGATGAACGAACTGAAGGCCGCGGCGCACTTCATCACTGCCGATGGGACCAGCCGATTCAATACCGCGGATTTGCGGCAGGTGAATTTTCCGGAGATAGCGTCGGCGGTGAACGAAGTCCTATCGTGGTCGTCTGACAAACTGAGCTCGGCTTCCTCGGTCGCCCGGCAGGGCTTCCAGGAGGAGACGACGGCCTTTCAGGAAAGACTGGACGAGTTGATTCGGAGTGCAGCATGAAACAAGAGACCGCAATCATCATTTTGGCGAACGGTGAACAGAGCCGATGGCCTGATGGGGCCCGCCCCAAGCAGCTTCTTGAGGTTGACTCGGTCCCGATCATCCGGCGAGCCATCGCCTTATTCGAGGAAGCTCTCCGCGCCTCCGCTCGAGTCGTAACGCGGGACGATCGCATCATCGCCGTGGTCGGCGGGATGCGGGTGGTGAATGTCGGTCCGCCAGTAGAGCAATTAAACGACCTGCTTCGGGCTCGTGCAGAATGGGGCACGAAGCGCACGGTCTGCTTGCTTGGCGACGTGTTCTATACCGATGCAGCGGTCAAGGCGATTGCCGGGTGCAGGAAGCCGGTGGCCTTCTATGGTCGGCGGCTTGCCTCCCAGATTACCGGCAAGCCTCACGGCGAGCTAGTGGCGATGGCCTGGGACTCGGAGAATGACGAACGCATGGCGGCGTCGCTCGCTACTTGGCACGATCGGCCTCTACTGTGGTCGCCATACCGGGACTTCGCTGAGCTCTGGTCGCTTCCCATTGAAGATAATTACCTGCACCGTGTGCCCGACTGCCTAACAGAGATCGATGATTTCACGGATGACTTCGATTGCCCGCAGGACTGGCAGACGTGGATGAGGCTTCGCGTGGCAAGCATCACCGGCTTTGCAGAGCTACGTCATGACCCGACGCGTAAGTGGACTATCTCCGGGAGAGAAATGCCTTGGGCCTACGGATGGCAGCGGCCGGCGAATGCTCCTGGAGCCGAACGGATAAGTACGTCAGGGTATGACATTCAAGACTGCCTGGTCTCAGCCTGCAAGATGATCTCGCCCCGCAATTATCTGGAGATTGGCGTCGATGGCGGCGGCTCATTCTTCGCTGTGCTCGAAGCAGCTGAGATTGAGCACGCTGTGCTGTGCGACATTTGGAACCCATCATATTGTGACCATGGATTCAAGGACCACGAGCATATCGCCGAGCAGCTTCGCACTTTTGCACGCCCGCCGAAATCCGTTGAATACCTCGACGGTCCATCCGTTGAATTGATACCGAGGCTGGCGGGACGGAAGTTTGACCTGATCAACGTGGACGGATGCCACACGTCAGAAGCGGCGACGTTAGACCTCGATAACTGCTGGCCCTTGCTCCGAGAGGGCGGGATGTTGGTCTTCGATGATGTGGGCCATTCTCGATACCGGCATCTCGAGTTTGTTCTCAGGGATTTTATGGCGAAGCATCCTGACGCAGCCCTGATTCCAGAGGCCGCCGCCGACTGGCGAACCTGCGCCCTGGTGGTGAAGACATGAGGCTAGAGTTAGGATGCGGCACGAAGCCCACCGAAGGGTACGTTCACCACGATCGGTGGAAGCACAGTCCTCACGTGGACCTTGAATTTGACCTGGCCGATCTTCCGTGGCCCTTAGAGAGCGGCTCAGTGGATGAGATCCGGGCCTATGACGTTTTCGAGCACTTGGCCGTCGAGATTGAATTTCCCCTGGAGAGCGGGACCAGGTCCGTTTTCGTTCCGCTGCAGGTGCAGCAGTGGCTTGATGAATGCTGGCGGATACTGAAGCCCGGCGGGCTGCTCAACATGCGCCTGCCCGCGTACGACAACCCGTACAGCGACCGCGACCCTACGCACCAGCGCGTGTTCCACCCGGAGTCGTTCCTCTACTGGTGCCCTGACGCATCCGGTACGGTGTGGAAGGAATTCGGGCGATTTTATTTCGGGCCGGGATACAACAAGTGGTGGCATCAGGCAAAGGCCTCCAAGGACGACTCCAAGGACCTTGTCTTCTGTTTGGTGAAGCTGTGAACGATGTAGTCATTGTCCCGACGCACGGCCGCCCGGAAATGCTTTTGCACTGTCTCGAACATCTTGAGGCCTGTCCCGACCTTGCGAATGCGGACGTTCGCATTGTGGTTGACCAGCACCAGCACAAGAGAATACCGGCGGCGGTGCACCACGAGACACTGGATGTGATTGCGGGGTTCACACACCGCGGCTGGAAATTAACGGTGCGCGACCGCCACTTCTATTGGGGAAACAGCTTCAACGTGCTGACTGCCTACAAGGAATCATTCGCCGCCGGCCATCCACTCACGTTCCTCGTGGAGGATGACGTGATGGTGGAACCTGGATTCTTCGCATGGCATCGAGCGGTGCATGAATCCGAACAACTGTTCTGCTCGATAGCGTCCGCGAACACGAGGTCCGGCCAGCTGAGGACGAAGGATGATTTTGCTTCTCTCGGCGTGTGCTTCCCGCTGGCGTCCCTGGGCCTGATCGTTCCTCACGCCCGCGTTGCGTACTTTATTAACATGGGCAAATATTGCGTGGACACCTTCGGCGGTGATAGTAAGCTGTTCTGTGAGCAGGACGGGTTGATTCTTAGGATCATGAAACAGGCCGGAGGAACGGCCCGCTATCCTGAGACTCCACTCGCGCGGCATGTGGGGGATTACGGTTACAACCGTGGATTAGCAAACCAGCCGGGTGGCGACTTGCAAGCTCGCTACCGGGCCATAGGGGAAAGAATACGTGATAAAACTTTCCGAGTTATCTGACAAGTTCAGTCCGGAACCTATGAGCGGATGCTGGTTGTGGTTGCTGTGCTGTGACCGCGAGGGTTATGGCCGCATCAGCATCGGCGGGAAAAGGTCGCTCTATGCCCATCGTTTAATGTTTGAACTGGTGCGAGGACAGATTCCTCGCGGCTTGCAAATTGATCATCTGTGTCGCGTTCGCTCATGCGTAAATCCATCGCACATGGAGCTTGTTTCTTCTTGCGAGAACACGATGCGAGGACAGAATTTTGCTGCGATTCATGCGAGGACAACGCATTGCCCGCGCGGACACGCGTACACGCTGACAAATACGTATATACCGCCAGGCAGGACTGACAGAAATTGCAGGCGTGCCGCCGGATCAGGAGAACCCTGTAATGGCCGAAGGCGATGTTAAGGTCAGCGGACTCAAGGAGCTTGGCGAAGTGATGCGCCTTGTACCTGAGAAGCTCGAGAAGCGCATCATCGGCGAAGCGACTCGGGCCGGGACCAAGGTTCTCGTGGAGGGCGTGCGCCGCCGGGCGCCGCGGCTCTCCGGAGAATTGGCGAGGAACATCACGGCAACCTTCAAAGTGTTTTTCGGCAAGGGCATAGCGGTCGCAAGAATTGGAGTCAGGTATCGCCGCATCCTCGCGGCATCGAGTCGCCGTCCAGGTCTGGTTCCGAGCACTGAAGATCCTGGCGTGTACGCCCTATTCCTTGAGTTCGGGCGCCCGAACCGGAAGGGCCACACCTATCAAGCCGCGCAGCCATTCATGCGGCCCACCTTTGACCAGGATGCTGACGCTGCGGTTAAGGCGTTCGCCGCGAAGATCCGCGAACGCCTGGGGGATTTGGTCGGATGATTGAGCGAGACCTGAGAGATTACATGCTGTCCGACCCCGGCATCAGCGCCAAGGTCGGAACCCGCGTCCACCTGGAGCAGCTCCCGGAAATGACGCCGTACCCGGCGATTGCTTTCCAGCAGATCTCCGGTCCGCGCGAGCACACTCTGGGGGACGGCTACCCGACCGCCGCGACGCCGCGCTATCAGATCGGTTGCTTCGCCGTTACCTATGCGGCCTCCAAGGAACTGGCCCTGGCGGTTGAAGCGGCACTGGACGGGCATCTGGGTGAGCTCGTGCCGAGCTCACCCATCCAAGGCACGTTCGTGCTTGACGTGCACGACATCTTTGAGCCGGTCCCCAGGGTCTTCATGTGCCCGGTTGACGTGATGCTATTCTTCAACCCGCCGGCGGGCCCGGTCCCAGGAGGGAACGTGAACATCTGGCAGCGGTACACGATCGGGGACGGCTTGACGGGTGCCATCAATGGCGTGAATCAGATCTTCACCGTGTCCGTGACCCCGGACCCGCGGACGGCCATCGTCGTCTTCAACGGACTCGTCATACTCAAGAGCCGGTACACGATCAACGGGAGCCAGTTCGTGCTCTCGTTCGCTCCGAAGGCAGCGGACGGTGACTTCGCGGCGGACACACTGGAGGTCTACTGCTGATGAGAAGAAAAGTCATCGCTCTCGGTTTCTTTCTTTGGCTGTTTTGGGTATCGCTTTTGCCTTGGGGGCGAACGCAGCAGGTGGACTACGAGACCCAGACGAAGAACAAGCCGCTGATGGCGTTCACGGTTGCATTCAAGTCGCCGACCACGCTCGACAGCGGCAAGGTGCAGTATCAGTTTTCGAACAAGGCGACGGTCCGCCGGTTTAAGTGTTGGACGGATACTGGAACCGTGGACGTGAACTTCGACCTGCGCGCTGAGTCAACGCCGGACACCCCGGGCGCCAACTTGCTGCCCGGGGACCTTACGTGCGCCAATCCGCCGAACGCGGCGCAAGACGTGAGCGTGCCGGTCGCGGCGGGGCAGCTTTTGAACTTGCAGGTAAACGGCGCGGCCGGGACGCCGGGGGTGGTGCGAATCTCGGTGTCGTACAAATTCTTCCAAGGAGCGAATCAATGAACAGCTTGAAGCGTTGGTCTTTCGTGTGCGCGATGTTCCTCGGGTTCATGAGCCTGGGGATGTACCAGATGAAGGAAAACCACGTCACCACGGCGACGCCGGCGGTTTCTGTGGGCCGCGGCCGGACAATTACCGAGAACCTGGGGACAAGCCACCCCGTCGAGCGGGTCCTGCACCACTGTCAGGCGTATCAGCGACACGATCCTCTGACCGGCGCCGGTCTGCCTCTGACGGATTCTGAGATCGCGCGCTGCCATGCGGACCCGCTCACAGAGTTCGGCCGGGAAGTCACCTATAACCTGCGGACGAACACGGGCGACGACTGGCAGGCGGAGCTCATGGGGAAGAATTCCGCGCCGACCACAAACCTTCAGTGCCAATACCTCGGCATGGCGATGGACACGTCCAACGCGGAAGTAGGGACGGTCGCGCAGACCGACGACTCCATCGAGGACTCCGGGACCGGCTCGACGGAGATCACGGCCAACGGCTTCTGGAACGGCGGCACAGCGCGCTGGCAGGCGACCTATAACCACACCGGTGGGACCTCGACGTACACGTCGCAGAAGGTCATCTCCGCTACGGGCACGCAGTCCAGCAACAAGTCCGGGCTATTCACGGCGACCACGGCGGGGTTGATGTGCTTCGAGGCCCTGTTCACCAAGGCAACGGTGAACTCGGGAGACACACTCACGACGACCTGGACTATCAATTTTTAACTATCATACTTTAACCTTCTTACACTAAGATAGTGTATGGAGGTTAAACGCGATGGAAGGTAACTGTGAGGTGTGCAGTACTTTCAGGAAGTGGCTTCACAAGCACCACGAAAAGCTGCAAGTCGAGGGAGGAAAGGATGAGGATGGCACCAGGCTCGTCTGCGCGAACTGCCACGAGGACATTCACGGCGGGCCATGCGGTGGTGTCGAGCGGGGCAGAACGTCCTTGTCGCCATCGGCCAGGAAGAAAAAGGCAGTGGCTGCTGCTCGGCTGTGGAATGACCCAAAGTACCGGAAGAAGGTCGCGGCTGGACAACGGCGAGCCATCAAGAAGAAGGATTACAAGGCCATCGGCAGGAAGATCGCGGCGGCTTGGACGCCGGAGCGCAGGAAGGCGCATGCTAAGCTGCTGAGCAGGATCAAGCGGAAGCAGCTCGCCGGTCGCTGGTCCTTCAAGTACAAATGTTGTCGTAAGTGCAAAACCACTAAGGTCCCGCACAGGGGGAAAGGGTTCTGCGAGCGATGTTACATGCGCCGGTTCATGCGGGAGCAACACGCGGAAAGAGCGAAGAAGCTCTTCGCTTCTTCTCTTGCTTATCGTCGCTTGGCGGAGCCTGGGAAAAAGCTGCCATAACACTACTGGCGGTACTTGCCCTCGCGCTCTGTCTGTCGGAGGGCGCCGAAGCCGGCATCGCGCGCGCCGGGGCGAACTGCACCGGGACGACGAGCTGCACGCCGACCAACGCCGTAGGCGACCTGATGCTGGCGTGGGCCGTTCGCAACGGCAATCAGAATATTCCTACGGTTCCGTCCACTCCGGCGTGGACGACCCTTGGGACGGTAATTCAGAATGGCGCGGGGTCGAATGACAGCGCGGCGGTACTGGCGTGCTTCGTGTCGACCAGCTCGGACCAGGCCAGCGGCACGTTCACAAACGCCACCGGGCTCATCGTGATGGTGTACTCGGGGCAAAGCGGAGGCGCGGATTGCAGCGCCGGCGGCTCCATCATGGGCACGCCGGTCACGTACAACGCCGGCGCGAGCTCGACGACGGAGACGTTCAACGCTGTCACGAACGCCAACGGAAACTCCTGGGACGTGGGCTTCGGCTTCTGCCACGCGTGCACGGCGGGGATCGCCACGGCCCCGACCGGGATGGGGAACAGGTCGTCGATCGCCGGCCCTCCGGGGTTCGGCGGGCACGACACGAACGGCGCGGTGTCGTCGTTCAGCTCGGCCAACGTGACGCTGACAACGGCGGGCCGCATCCTGACCATGGTGGTTGAAATCAAGGCGTCGGCTGCGGCCGTGGCCAACATGACAGAGGATCTCAGCCCTTCGCAGAGCGTGGCTTCTGTGACGGCAGCACTCGCCAGCCTGACGGAAAATCAGGGCCCATCCTACACCCTGTCCACGGTGACTGCGGCTAGCGCGCTCCTCACCGAGAACCTCAACCCAGGAGACAGCGTGACGGCGCCGCGCGGTACGAACGCGGACCTCACCGAGAACCTCAGTCCGTCTGATGAAGTTGCCAGCGTCACGGCGGCGACTGCCGGGTTGACCGAGAATCTGAGCCCGACGGACAGCGCGGCAGCGGTGACGGCGGCTAACGCTTTGCTGTCCGAAGATTTGAATCCCTCGCAGGATCTGGCGCGCGCCTGGGGCACCACGGCGAATCTTACTGAGAACCTTGGGCCCTCCGACACCGTGCTTTCGGCGACGGCCGCGTTCGCATCATTGACTGAGGACCTTTCTCCTGGGGATGCGGTGGCAGGAGTGACGGCTGCATTCGTGTCCCTCGTGGAGAACCTATCCGCGTCAGATTCTCCAACGGCCTCGACAGCGGCAAATGCTGCGCTGACTGAGAATCTTTCTCCAGGCGATACAGTTGCCGGTGTCACTGCCGCCTTCGCGGCCATCGTTGAGAACCTATCGCCCTCTGATTCATCGGCAGCCGTTACCGCTGCTAATGCTTCGATCATCGAGTCGTTGGGTCCTTCGGATTCCGCCGGCGTAGTAACAGCGGCGTTCGCCAACTTGACCGAGAACCTATCGCCATCAGACGTGGTGGCCGCCGTGACGGGAGCCTTTGCCGGGATCACCGAGACCCTTTCTCCCGGAGATAGCGTGACCGGGGTCGCGAGCGGCGGCGGTGGGCAGGCGTTCTTCGCCAATCTGACCGAGAGCCTGTCACCGAACGACACGGTCAACGCCCTAACCGGGGCTTTCGCTATTTTGACTGAGAACCTGTCGCCGTCAGATGCGGTCAACGCCGTGACCTCTGCTTTCGCAGCCCTTGTGGAGTCTCTTTCCCCTGGCGACAGTGCAGGGGCGGTCACGGCGGCCAACGCTCCGGTGACTGAGAATCTTGCTGGCGGCGATACCGTTGGTGCTCAGACGGCCGCGAACGCGTCCATCTCGGAGACTCATACCGCAGCCGACATGGTATCGGCAGTTGTGGGAGCGGCGGGCGAGGCGAAGGATTACATCATCATCGGCTTCAAGAGATTTTCAAATCTGTTCAACAAATCAAAAGGGAGGTAACTCAAATGTCAGCAGGCAGCCAAGCAACACTCGGTTCGGCGACCAAGCTCAAGCAGGGCGACGCCGCCAGCCCCGAAGTTTTCACCACGGTGGCCGAAGTCCTGACGCTGGAGCGGTCAGGGCGCAAGATCGACCTCGTGGACGTCACCAACATGGACTCGCCGGTGGACGGCGACCTCACCTGGCGCGAGTTCATCCACGGGCTGGCGGACGGCGGCGAGATCAAGTTCTCCGCCAACTACATCCCCGACAATGTCTCGCAGCAAAACTTCACCAACTCGTTCGACGGCACACGGCGCAACTGGCAGATCGTGCTGCCGAACAGCCTGGGAACCTGGTCCTTCACCGGCTTCATCACGGCGGCGGATATGAAGTTCCCGATCGACAAGCAGATGGAGTTCTCCGGCACCATCAAGGTGACGGGAGCCGACACCTTCGCGTAAACTACGCGCGAGCTGCCTTTAACTTGAGGGGGGAGCCAAAGCTCCCCCTCTCCCTTACCAAAGGAGAACCAGCAACATGAAAGACCCGACAGTAGAGAAGCATGTGATCACCTTGAATGACGGCGTCGAGCGGACCCTGTTGTTCGATTACGAGGCTTGCGCGGCCATTGACGAGCTCTTTCCGGAAACCACGTCTCTGCTACCGAAGTTTTGGGCGACCATCAACGCCAAGAAGCTGCCCGTCATCATCTGGGCCGGCCTCGAGGACGCCTGCCACCGGGAGGAAGGCGGCAAGCCCGAAATCACTCTGGCCCTGGTCCGGAAGCTGATGAAGGGAATCCGTCCGCTGAAGCTTCTCAACGTCGCCGCGGAAGCATGGATGGGCGCGCTGCCGGAGGACGTTGAGGTCCCTACAAAGGCGCAAGTGGTCGAGGCCATCAAGCAGTTCCAGTAGTCAAAGTCACCTGGCTTGATGTGTGGTCACTGGCGCGTTTTGATCTAGGACTCTCCGACCGAGAGTTCTGGAAGAGTACGCCACGGAAGCTCGATGCCATGGCCCGCCGCTCTGTCAAACGACAGCAGCAGGCCGACCAGCGCGCGGGCGTGTTGGCGGCGTTGATAGCCAACATCGTGCGCGAGAAGGGCCGCGTGCTCATGCCGGAAGATTTCTTCCCTAGCCTGAGTGCTGGCGAGGCCAAGGTTGTAGCCGAGACCCCGAATCAGATGAAGGAGTTCATCCAACTCTTCAGAGCATCCCGCAAGAAAGGGTAACCCCACCGTGGCGATCAAACTCGGCGAACTCGTAATCCAACTTACGGCTCAGACCAGTGCCTTCACCAAGGGCATGACTGATGCTCGCCAGATGACGTTCACATCCGTGGACGGCATCGTTGGGTCCCTCAAGAGGGTCGGTGACTCCCTCTCCCGCCTGAAGTTCGACAACGCCAAACAAATCGAACGGTCTTTTCAGATCCTCGGCGGAGTAGTGGCCGGAGTTTCCCTTGCAATGGGTGCGGCGCTGACATTCATGGTGGGCAGGGCCATCGCGTCTGCCGACAAGCTGCACGACCTGGCGATGGCGACGGGCCTGACGACCGAGTTCCTGAGCGGGATGAGCCTGGCCGCGAGGCTGAACGGTGTGTCGCTGGAGGCTTTCGCCAAGGCCTCCGAGCGCCTGAGCCGAAACATGCTTGCCACTGCCCAAGGCATTGGAGTGTCTCGCACGGCCTTCAAGCAGCTTGGGATCGACGTCACGGACGGCAAGGGTCATCTGCTTTCGCTTCAGGAAGTTCTGTTCAAGATCGCCGACCATTTTGCCACGATGCCGGACGGCCCGATGAAGACGGGCCTCGCCATGCAGTTCCTCGGCAAAGCGGGGGCCGAACTGATCCCGATGCTGAACGGCGGGAGCAAGGAGCTCAAGAAATACCTGGAGCTCGCGCAGCGCCTGGGCATCATCGTCGGGCAGGACGTTGCCGACGCCGCTGATAGGTTCGGTGACTCCATGCTCATCGCGCGAGCCGCGATGGACGGGGTCGGTATGCAGATCACCGCCGGGATGCTTCCGGCGCTCAACAATCTCATCGAGGCGTTCTTCAGAGTCGAGCAGCACGACGACAAGATGAAGAAGTTCGGTGAGGGCATCGGTAGCAGCATGCGGAACGTCTCTGCGTGGTTCATCGATGCCGCGTACTACATGGGCGTCTGGGCAGTAAAGCAGGACACCTGGAATGCAAAACTTGCGGGCGCAGCCGCAGCCGGGATCACGGGTGGTCCATTGGCCGCAATCGCTGCACTATTCAAGAAAGGTCCCGACCAAGATGCGTTGCTCAAGGGATTAGAGGATGAGCATCGAAAGCAGATTGATCGCCTGTATGGAATAACGCAAACCGGCGGCGAACTGCCGAAGCTGAAGACCGATAAACCGGTGGTGGTGGGCGGCAAGGAAGCCCCGGTCGATCGCGTCTCGAAGAAGCTGGCTGACATCGCGGCCGAGCGCAAGGCGATCATGGACAAGATACTGGCGCAGGATCTAGACGCCGCCTCAATCCTGCGCGTCGTTGCCGCTGCCAAAGCGGACGAGGAAATCTCCAAGTTGCGGGCCGGCCTGAAGGCCAAAGAGAAGGCCGAGCTTGATGCCATCGCGCCGGTGATGAGACAGGAGATCATCGCCCGCGAGCTAGATGCCAACGCCCTGAAGCAGATGGAGCAAGCGCGCGGCGGCGCGATCAAGAAGGCCGATGAGCAGATCGCCGCCGAACAGCGATTGATAGCCGCGGCACCCCGCGGCCTGGAGGCTATGCGGGAGGCTGAGCTCCATAATCAAATAGCTGTCGAGACCGCTGACCTTGTGATTGCGCGCGACCTGGCCGAAGGCAGGGTAAAGGAACAGCTCACGTCCATCATTGAGGCCGTGACCGCCGCGCGACGTCGTGAGGCTGCTGTGACCGGCGCCGAGAAGGCAATCTCCGGAGCCACCGGGCAGACCGAGCAGCTCAGACAGCAGACCTCCGCAACCGATAACCTTGCCCGCGCCACGTCCAAGGGTAATGACGCCGTGCGGCAGGCCGAGCTCCAGAACCGCATCGCCAACGCGACCCGCGAGCTTGGTATTCAGTGGGCGAAGGCCGACGCCCAGGGCAAGCTGGAAATCGCCGACGCTGCCGAAAAGCTTGTCGATAGCGAAGTTCAGTTATTCCGAGCAGAAGAAGATCTCCGCAACCAGCAGGAGATGATGCGGTATCTGGCGCCCTCCGAGCGGTACGACATGGAGATCGCTCGGCTCGAGAAGCTGCGGGACATGCTGCAGGCGGCCGGTCGCAGCACTGCGTACCTGGCTGAGGAGGAGCGCCGCCTCAAGATCGCAACCCAGGAAGCGAACGATGAACTCCTGCGCGGCACAGGGACGGCCCTGGCCGGCATCACCGTCGGGATGCACCAGTATGCCCGCAACGTAGGCACGATGGCCGACATGATGGAGCGGGCTACGACGACAGCTCTACGCGGCATCGAGGGCGCCATGTCCTCGCACGTCAGCGCGATGCTGATGGGAACGGAGACGATCGCCGAGGGGTTCCGGAACATGGGCCGTGACATGCTCCAGGCCATCGTGGATGCCCTGTCTCAGATGCTGGCCCAGTGGATCGTCACCCACATCATCATGGCCGCGGTCTCCAAGATTCTCGGCTTTGATCAGACCGGCAAGAAGGAGGTCGCGGAGAAGCAAAAACAGTCCCGTCAGAAGATCTCCGCGGACGCTGGCGTAGTCGGTGCTGACGTGTTCCGGCAGGCCATCGAGAAGATTCCTTTCCCCGCCAACCTTGCAATCGCTCCGCCACTCGCTATGGGGATGGCAACTTTGGCCGGCGCCTTCTCATCGCTGACGATGCTAAAGGCTGCCGGTGGTGGCATCGTCCCTGGGGCTGTGTCCGGCGACGTAGTGCCGGCCATGTTGACTCCCCGCGAGGGCGTTCTTACCGTAGATGAAATGCGGGCGATTCAAGGCGCACGCCGCGAGAACGGTTCCGGGGCTTCTAGGGGAATCTCGGTTACGGTTCACTCTAGCCCGGTGCTACAAGCCCTGGACGCCACCGGCGCAGACGCGATACTCGAGCGCCACGCACAGAGCATCGGGCGCATTGTTCGTTCCGAACTGCGGAACGGGAGAATGCCTTATGAGTAATGACGTATTCCCGTCGTTGATCCGCGGGCCAGCCTTCCACTTCAAGAAAACACAGAGCTTCGCCACGATCATCCAAGCGGCGGCGAGCAAGGCTGAGACTCGCATCGCTCAGATGCAGAACCCGGTCTGGATGTGGGAGCTTCCTTATACCTACCTCACGGACGACCCTACCAAGCTTTCTGCCGGGCTGAGCTACACGGACTTCCAGACCATCATGGGCTTCTATGGTCGGATGCAGGGGCCATTCGAATCCTTCCTCTATAGTGACCCCGACGACCATTCTGTAGGACCCGCGATGATTAGCGGGTCGCCGAATCCTGCGGCCATTCTTCAGGTGGTGGATGATGGCCTGGGAAACTACTACTCTCCTATTCAGCGCAACTTGGGAGGCGAGTTCTACGAGGACATCACCGACCTGAACGGACTGATTGCCGTCTATGCCAACGGAACGCTGAAGACCTTGACGACGCACTACACGGTCGGCGGTCCTGGCTTGGCGCTTCCGAACGCCAGTTTCGCCGGCCTGTACGTCGCCTGGGTCTCGCCGGCGGCGTGGCTGCCGAACCACAACTACTCCGTCAACGACGAAATTCTTGACCCGGCGGGACACATACAAAAGGTCACATACGACAACGGTAGCTCCGGCAGCACCGAACCTGATTGGGACGATGAGGGAGGCACGACCGATGAAGGGAGCCCTGTGTCATTGACGTGGGAAGATCAGGGCTACAACCCGGGCCCCGATACTCCGGTGACGGCGGCATTTGACTTCTACTTCCGCGTCCGGTTCATGAATGACGAGCAGCAGATGGAGCAGTGGCTCAAGAAGGCCTGGGGCGCCGGCGGCGACCAGGGTGGAGATCCAATCAAGTTGATCACCGCGCGCGTGCCGGCCGTCTAGGGGAATCCATGACAAAGCCGAAGTACGAACTGAAGATCACCGTCTATGGGGATACGCTTGAAGAAGCAAGGAGAAAGATGGTCTCGATGCTTGAAGCGGAGCTCAGAAAACTCACCGGCTCACGCCGCTTAAAAAATAGGGGAGAGCGCCGTTGCGAAAAGTAATTGACGGAGACGGCAATGACTCGACGACCGCGGTGCTGGCTTGGCTACAGTCAGGCAACACGCTTCGGCTTGCCACCCTCTACTTGATTGGCGAGCCCGAAGATCCCTATGCGATCTGGCTCACCGATTGGGAGTCGCCTCTACGCTGGCGTCCATGGGGAACCTTCCTGCCTTCGGTAATTCGACGCGCTGAGGTTGACAGCCACATCGGGCTGGACGTGTCTGCCCTGAAATGCGATTGGGCTCCAAAGAACGTGACACCTGGAAACACGATCCCGACAGCATCACCCTATCAGCTGGCGCAGTACGGCTTCTACGACAACTGGACGTTCCGCTCCTGGACGGTCTATATGCCAGTGGGCGCCATGAACGTCTCGCAGGTTGCGCTCAGTGGCGGATATGCGCTCTACACCTACAGCCTGGACATAGGGGCCGCGGCATTGAAAGTCGGGATGGTAGTGCGGGTCCGCAACATGGCTAACGACGGCAACAACGGCACCCGAAGAATCCTGAGCCTACTTACCTCGCCCAACCGGTTCGTCGTTTCTAATCCGACCGCCGTGGCCGCCACCGAGGCGGGTCGGGCCGAGATTCTTCCGGGCGATGCTCACAGCTTTGGAGCTTCAGAATTGTTCGGCGGGCGTGTGGCGAAGGGGTCCATCGAGCGCGGGTTGATCAAGTTCACGGTCAACAGCTTTCTGGACGTGCTGAATCAGCAGGTTCCGCTCAACGTCATCGAGAGGTTGAACACGCTGGCAGCCTTCCAAGGTGCGCGCCCGCCGGCGGGGCTCAGCGTAGTGCCGCAGTTCGACGCGGTTCCTGTGGACGGCCTGTCTAACCAGCTCGTTATCGGAGACTGCACCTCGCCCACACCCGGCCAGATCTTCGCAGCCAACAAGTTTGTGAACGGTTACCTCGTTTTCAACGACCGGCCAGGCGCGGACCTGGGGCGCATGTGGGGAGCGATACAATCCAGCAAGTCGGTTACGATCGGAGCCAGCACCTACAACCAGTTCAAGTTGTACCAACCGCTGCCGTTCCCGGTAGGCGCGGCCGATACTTTCTACGCCACCGGGACACCACCGATGAACAAGGCAGATGGAGAATATAACGGATTTTTATATGTACCTGCGCCAGAGGAAGCCATTTAGAATCTACAAGATGCATACGTGCAGGATTTACATTTTGATTGGACCTGATGGTCCGTTCTACATTGGCAGGACGAAGCGACCAATGCGCTTCAGGATGAACGAGCACAAACATTTCCTTGGCTTCATGCCTAAATACCGTGTCATCGCGACATGCTCCGAGAATTGCCGCGAAGTGGAGCGGCTCTGGATTGAGAAATATCGGGATGCCGGGTATCAACTGATGAACGTTTATTGCGGCAGCCAGGGTTCGCACTTCATTCCTGATTCCGTACGCGAGAAGATGAGTTTCGCTCATCGTGGTAGAAGAATAACTTGGGCCGACAAGATTAGCGCCGCACAAAAAGGCAGACCGAAAAGATGGAGTGTAGAAGGTAGGAAACGCGTTCAGGCTTCACAGTTCAAGCCTGGGCATAATGGAATGCCCGAAGCCTCGCGGCGCGGCGGCCTCGCGGCTTGGGCTGGAAAATCTAAGCTGGAACGGCTGCAACCTGTTCTTCACCTTAATGAGTTGCTCCGGCGCGACCCCGCAATCCGTGAAAAGCAGCGGCAGGGTATCATTCGCTCATGGAAGCGCCGTCGCTCTGCGTGGGCTGCCTAAATGGATCTCGCCGAAGCACGATTGCGCACAGTCGCAGAAGCTAGAAGTTGGATTTCGACGCCCTACCACATCGGGGGACGAACCAAGGGAGCCGGGTGCGACTGCGGATCGTGTCTGTATTGCATCCTCGTCAATTCGCGGGCCATCGACCCGGACGCGGAGCTCGAGGAGTTCTTCTCCCACGTCTCCGCCGGAGCGTGGGCCCACTGGACGGACGACCAGTACCTTTTCAGAATGCGGCGGCACGCCGTAGAATTGATGCGCCGCACTGCGGTGGCCGGCGCCGACCTGCTTCCCGGCAACCTGATTCTCTGCAAGGCGTTCGGAGCCAACTTCTACAACCACGGGGGGATCGTGACGGACTGGCCCAAGATTATCCACTGCATCAGCCCGCGCGTGGGCGAGACCAGCGCGCTGTGGCACCCGGCCTGGGCCACGCGTGAGATAGCCGTGTTCGATCCGTTCGCCCGGAGGTTCTCCGGATGCTAGGCGGCAAGAGCAACGCCAAGACGACGCCTACCATTCAGGGGCTCATGCTCCAGGCCGGCGTGTACGGCAAGACCATCCCGCCGATGTTCGGCTGCAACCGGTTCACCTACTTCGTGATCTGGATGGCGAATCTGCGCGAGCACTGTAGCGGCAAAAAGAAGAAGAAGTGCTCGAAGATGGAGAAGAAGGGTGTCCCGCCGGGGTACGCCGCCAACGTCGATCTGCTGCTCGGCCAAAACCCAATCGCCGGCGTCCTTCAGGCGTGGAACAACAAGGACAAGTACAAGCTCACCTACAAGATTTCCGAGCAGACCTGGGACTCGTTCGACACCACATACAGCACTGGCGATGCGGCCTTCTACGCCGTGGTCGCCGTCACGCTTGTCCTGCCCCTGGGTCGGGACTTCGCGCACGGCTCCGGGGACTCCGTGAGCTATGACGACTACGGCGGCGAGCCCGTGACCTATACCGGCTCCCGTGAAGTGCCGCTCTGGAACATCGCCTACGAGGGGCCGGACCCGACGAACCCGCACGTCGCGCGCTACTACCCGTTCACCTACTACTGGAAGCCGGGCTCGGGAGATAGCGTTCTTTTCTATCAGAACGGTCTGCCGGATCTCACCGGCGGCGCAACCAAGGTCCGCATCTACTACGCGGCGAAGGTCGGATCGGAAACGCCTCTTGGAAAATTGAATTGCGGATTCGAGTACCAGCTTGGCGAAGGCTCCGAGTTTTCCGATGCTGGCAAGCCCGAGCAGCAGGTCATATATCCGCACTACGCTGGCCTGGGGTCCTCGGAGTTTGACCTCGGCATAGCACAGATGATGCCCAACCTGAGATTCGAAATACTAGGCTCTTACCCGATGTATCCAAACCTGGGGTGGGATGGCATCAGTGAGAAGCCGCCGTCCGGCGATGCCGACTTCGCGGACATGGTAGAGGCCATCTTCCGCATGGGTCAGACCCAGGCTGGATTCTCTGCCCTGAACCCGTTCAGCCCTGTGCACCACGGGCTCGGCTGCTCCGAATATCCCGGCACGATCCAGAAGAAGTACATGGGCGGGCTGCAGGGGTTCCAGTGCAGGGCGCTGACTTACGACCTCCCGAATCAGCCAGGGAACATCCTGATTGCTACCGCGTCCTGCGGTGCCTTGAGCCCGGCGATCAGCGACACCGATGGCAACGCCTACACGACGCTGTTCGACGACGAGACGGCCGTAGTAGCCTACGCGCAATCCGCCGGCGCGGGTGCGCTGAACACGGTTTCCAACGCCATCGCCGGGTCGCCGAGCGGCAACAATTGGGATCTCGCAATCTACGAGATCGGAGGAGTGGACACCGTCCTGGGCACCGCGACGGAGTCCGGGGTTTCCGGCTTCTTGGAGCCCCGCAAATCACACAGCGTCTCGATCACCGTGGATGGCGAGCCGGGGCGCCCCGTGTACCTGTTCGCGTTCGCGCGCGTCTCTCCCGGTTCGGGTTTCGATCCCTTACCGGTGGGCCCGTGGAAGGACCTGGTGCCAGTGCAGTACAACGCGCAGACGCAGGGAATGGCTGGCGGTGGTCTGGCCTGGTGCCTCTCTGCCTACCGCATCGTGTACCAGCCCGGGACGTACACCTTCACCTGTGCTCTGGGTGGGAACAGTGCTCCCTGGAAGCTGGCAATCATCGCCATGCAGGGATCTGAGCCAGCTCAGTACGCTAAGCCCCTGGGCGAGATCATTGACCAGGAGACCATGAACTTGACGCGGCGCCAGTGCCGCGTCTTTGGACTCCGCGGTTCGATGGTCATGGAAAGCCAGCGCAAGGCTCTGGACTGGATCGAGCCGCTCTACGTCGCCATGAACGCCGACCCGGTGTGGAGCGGATTCAAGCTGAAGTCCATACCACGGTCGGAGGTCAGCTACGCCGGTGACGTCACGGGCGACCCCTACACAGCGCAAGGGTGGGTGACCCGCGACGGGTACGTGGCGCCGACGGCCGCCGGTCCGGTGGCCGACTTGGGGCCGGACGACTTTCTTGGGGACGCGAAGGAACCGCTTATCATCGTGGAGCGAAGCGCCCAGGTGGACAGGCCGAACATCCTCCAGTACGAGCACATCGAGCGCAGCAACGATTACAACAAGGTGACGACGGCGCAGCCGGAGATGGGCCCGATCGCGCAGCACGGGCTCCGCAAGGACGCCCCGAAGTCCATGCCAATGATCATGCAGGTCAGGGTCGCCCGCATGATCCTGGGTATCGAAGCGCGGCGGATCAACTACCTGCAGAACACCTACAAGTTCAAGCTGCGCGCGCGACGGAAAATGCTTGAGGCCCGTGACCTGGTGACCCTGACGGAGCCGAAGCTTGGGATGGACAGGATGCCGGTGATCCTCACCTCTGTCAGGGAGAATTCACAGTATGGTCTCGAGTGTACGGCCGTGAAGTTCATCTATGGCCTGCACTGCCCCGAGCAGGGAATGGTGGAAGAGTTACCGGAGCCGTTCGTGACGGACCGCACCGAGGTTCCGGCCCTCGTGAATGAGCCGGTGATCTTCGAGCCGCCGCCGGTGATGTCGGGTCAGAACAACCGAAACGAAGTCTGGTTAGTGGTCTCCGATTCCGATCCGGTCTATGGCGGATGTGCCGTGCTGGTGTCCACGGACGGAGGCGTTGACTACAATCCACTCGGCACGATTCTTGGCAATGGAGTGACGGGATTCAGCGAGCCGTCAAGCGACTCACCGCCGAGCTCCGGTGACTGGCCGGCGCATGCCGATCCCGATAGCGTAAACGATCTTTCAGTTGATCTCAGCGAAAGCCTGGGAACTCTGGCGTCGTACTCGGTGGCCGACGAGGACAACTTCGTCTATCCGTGCTACATCGATAACCCGCGGCCGACGTTCGTTCAAAGCATCCAGAAGAGCCAGGCGACTCCGCTGACACAGGCGGTTACCGGAGAAATCTTCGCAGGAGATGCCCTGCTCGTATTCGTGCACTCAGACCAGCTCGCGGACGACCCAAGCGGCATCTCGGTGTCCGACTCCGATGGAAACACCTATGTGCTCCTGCAATCACAGCCGAAATCAGGTGGCGCGACCACAGGAGTCAGTCAGGTGTGGGCGGCCTACAACGTGGCCGCCGCCGCCGCGGGCGCGAACACTGTAACCGTGGTCAGCGCGAACGGCGGGCTGCTGAAGGTCGCCATCCTCGAGTACGAGAATGTGGCTTCGGCATCGGCGTTGGACCAGGAGTCCAGCGACTCTGGAGAGTTGAACATCACGCTTCCGACCGGTGACATCCTGACCACGCAGCACAACGAGCTCTTGCTCTCCTACGCGCACGCGTCCTCCATGACCATGAACGGTGGAGCTGCGTGGCAGCAGGTGGTGACTCCGGGCGTTGGAAACTTCCACATCTTCGAGCAGAACAGGCCGGTTGGGACATACTCGAACAGCTTCAGCTTCACCGGGTTCCAATTCGAGTTTGAGGTAGGCATCATCTCTCTCAAATCATCCTCGCCCTACGGCATGCCTTACGAGCTCATGGCCTACGCCGTGGCGGAGCTTGACTCGCTCTACAACTACACGCTGAAGGCCATCGGGGGGACGAACAAGCTGCGGCGCGCGGTGTTCGGTGCGCCCACGCAGGGCCAGGGCGTTGATCACCCCGTGGGTTCGCGCTTCGCGTTCCTGTCCGGAAACGGAATCTTGAAGGTTCAACTCGACCCGAAGTGGATCGGGCAGAGGCTCTACTTCAAGTTCGTGGCGTTCAACATCTACGGGGGAGGGCTGCAGGACGCGGACGACGTGGACGTGTATACATACACGCCTACCGGACTTTCCGGCTCTGTGAATCCCATCGGGCTGCCGCCCGGGATCGTGACGGTGAACTGATGCCCACCGCCGACGGCTTCATCCCGCACTTCAGCGACACCGCTCCAGCGGCGCCGGCAGGTCAGCGCAACGTAAAGTGGCAGAAGGGCACCGGCTACAGTGGGACGCTGGTCTGGAACGGCCAGAATTGGACGGTCGTATTCTCCGATCTCTCCGCCAACGTGCCGAACTTCGGCGGGGTGAACGCGCAGGTCGGGACCTCGTACACGGTTGCGGACACCGATCAGGGGAAGCTGGTGACTCTCAGCAACGCTTCGCCGGTGGCGGTGACCCTACCGGACACGCTCGACGACCACTTCGTCTGTGCGGTGGAGAACCTTGGGGACGGCCTTGCCACGCTGACCCCGGCGTCCGGGACCATCAACGGCGAGGCGTCGCTCGACCTGGAGAAGGGCTCCGGCGCGCTGCTGTACTTTGACGGCACGAATTGGGAGTGCTTGACCGGGGGTGGAGGAGCTGGCGGCGGCGGGGTCAACGAGCAGGTCACCGACTACACGGCGCTCGCCACGGACAGCGGCAAGCTGATCGCGATGAACAAGACGACGGCGGTGACGCTGACCCTGCCGGCCGCCCCGCCCTCGGCCTCGTGGTGGATTGCGGTCGAGAACGTCGGCGCGGGCGCGCTCACGATCGACCGCAACGGGCTGAACATCGACGGGGCCGCGGCGAGCCTGACGATCCTGCGGAACGCGGGCCTGCTGGTCTACACGGACGGCGTGAACTATTTCACGTCGCGCGGTATCTCGCAGCCGGACGAGCAGCTAAAGGCCGTGGACGACACGCTTGTCCTCACTCAGCAGACGACCTATGTCGAGGCCGAGGGCGGGGTGAGCGGCATCACGCTGACCCTGCCGCCGGTGGCGTCGAACGGGCGGCGCGTGGTGGCGGTGAAGAAGACCGACTCCGCTGCTGGAAACGTGACGGTCAAGGGCACCGGAGCCGAGAACATCGACGGGGCCAACACCTACGTCATCACGTCACAGTACGCCTTTGTGGTGATGCAGTGCGACGGCTCGGACTGGCAGATCATCAGCTCGTCTCGAGCCCTGAGCGGTGGCGCCACGAAGGGCGTGGTCGGCATCACGGTTGACGGCGGCGGCGGCGTCGTGCCGACGACCGGGGTGAAGGGCTACATCCGCGTTCCCTACTCCGGTACCATCACCGGCTGGACGCTCTTCGGCGACGTGGCCGGGAGCTGCGAGTTTGACGTCAAGAAATCCACGTTCGCCGGCTTCCCGCCGACCGTGAGCATCGTAGCGGGCGACCCGCCGGAACTGGTGGCGCAGCAGGCCGCGGAGAGCTCGACTCTGACAGGCTGGACGCTGGCGATCACCGCCGGCGATGTGCTCAGCTTCAATCTCGTATCGGTCTCTACCCTCAGCCGTATCACGCTGGAAATACAGGTGAACAAAACGACATGAGCTACGCAGCGCAGAAGTTCCTCGTCTTCACCAACGCTACGGACGCCGACTATCAGTCCTGGGCCGACGCTATCAGCTCCGCCATCCGCTCGATGGGCTGGATTCAGCAGAACGACACCGGGCAGGGCGTCTTCGCCGTCACGAACATGGTCCTGACCCAGGTGGCGGTCGGGGCGAACGCCGTGTACTCCTACTCATCGTTCACCGGGCCGGCGCCGCGCGTTGGGATGTCGGTGACGTTCTCCGGTTTCCTGACCGGTGGGAACAACGTCACGGCCGTCCTGACCGCCGTTTCCGGTGGGGCCAGCGGCACCGTCACCGTGGCCCTGACCACACAGGCGAACGAGACGCACGCCGGGACCGGCGTCACTACGCTCTCGACCTCTCCCGCCTCGGCCAGCTTCAACTTCGAGATCTGGGGGCCTGGCGACGGCGGGGCGACCTTCTACCTCAAGATCGAGTACGGGTCGAGCAGCGGCGGCACGAAAGGCCCGCGGGTTCGTATGTCGCTCGGCACGACGACGAACGGAGCCGGGACGCTGACTGGGCTCGTGACCTCGGTCTTCGAGCCGAGCGCGTCCAACCTCGTTGGTACGGCCAACACTAACTCCTACGATTCTTATTTTTCTGGTGACACAAACAGGCTGGGGTTGATGCTCTGGCGCGGTCTAACTGCGGGCGGGGGTTCCAACAGCGGGGTGCCGATGATCTTCGTCGTCGAGCGCACCCACAACGTGGACGGTACGGACAACTCAGATGGCGTCACCATAGTTGTGTACGCGCCTACGAATGTCATGGTCGGGCAGTCTGGACAGCAGACGTTGGTCATGGCGGTGGGGGTTGGCAATCTTTCCTCCAACTCGCCCACCACCGTACCGAGCTACAACACGCCGATGAACAACACCAGGAACACCTCCGATGCCTTCAACGGCAGCATCCCGGTAGGCCCCATCTTCCCCAACTACGGTAGGTTCGGTCCTCCGCTCACTTCGCTGGCGGTCGTGCACGCTCAGGACATAGCCGAGGGTTGCTACTTCACGACGACCCTCTACGGTGCAACTCACACTTACATCTGTACGTGGATTAGCCAGGTGCAGGGAGTTACCAACGGTAGTTTGCGATTCGCCATGAGGTTCGACTGAGATGGCGATCAGTGCCACTCTCGGTTCGGCTGCCTCGACCACCGCGGCGGCGGCGTCGAAGGCGTTGGGAGCGTTCACGCTCACGGTCGGGCAGAACGTCTACGTCTTCGTCGGCCTCGACTCTACGGCCACCGCCGTGACGTCCATCACGGACACGAAGGGGAACACCTACAGCTTCGTCGGGGCGAAGGACGGCACGGGCGTCCGCATCGAGTGCTGGAAGTCGGTGAGCGTGGGAGCGCAGGCGGGGAACATCATCACGATCAACGTGTCCCCGAACTCGAACATCGCCGGCGCCGCGGAGGAGTACGCCGGGGTCAGCGCGGAGGGGAACACGGCCAACGACGCGGTCGCCTCGGACGCTAACCCTGTGCTCGGCGATGACGCGCAGGACGGGAACAACTACGTCGCCTTCGGTGTTGCCTTCCCCTGCCAGTCCGGGGACACGCTGACGGCGCTGCTCGGGACGGAGCGGCAGAAGAGCATCCCGGCGGCCACGGCGGTTGGCGTGGCGCTGTACGACGTGACCTCGGTGTCGAATGAGACGATGAGGGCGCTGGCCAGGATCTCGGCGGCACGGGGGTGGGCCGCGTTCGCGCTGGAGCTGCGGAGCGGCGGCGGCGACAACCTGCCCGGCGGTTACCCGGTGGGTGACGCCCCGGCGCTGAACGGGGACAAGGACACCAAGTACCTGAACGTGAAGTGGCCACTGGGCGGCGGCGAGGGCTCGGGCGGTGGCGGGGCATGGCCGTTCGTATCATGAATCCACGGAGGACTTCGTGAGGATACCTTTGCCAAGTCATGAGTTCGTTGCTACCGGAGCCGCCTACGCGCTCAGCTCGTCGGTGGGCGCCTCTCTGGGCCTCAGCATCTTTTCGATGGAGAGCAACGGACTCAGCACGGTCGACAACGAGGTCTGGCGCTGGATAGTGGGGAGCTTGCTCTTGGTCATCATCTTTTTGATGGGCGCTGGCATCAAAGACGTCTCCAGACAGTTCAAGGACCTTAAGGGTGAGGTCTCTAAGACAGCGAAAGCGCAGGAGTTCTCTGCTCGTCAGCACCAGGCGATCATCACGCTGATGATGATGATGCACCCTGACAGGAAGGACGACATCATCGCCGTCCTCAACACGGCCTCGATTCTGACCCACGAAAGGAAGGACTAAAAAAATGGCTAAGTTTGCTATCAAGCGCGTAGCGATGCTTCCCACCAGCAGCTTCGGCGTGTTCCTGGACGACGGCGTCCCGTTCGCCGTCACAGTGGAGCGCCCGTGGCTCAATAACCAGCGGTCCATATCCTGCATCCCGGCTGACACCTACCTGTGCAAGCGCGTACGGTCACCGAAGTTCGGCAACACGTTCGAGATCACAGGCGTCCCGAACCGCTCTGCTATCCTGTTCCACAAGGGCAACCTGTCCGATGACTCGCATGGGTGCGTCATCACAGGGGAGCAATTCGAGCCGCTGAACGGCAAGGACGGCATCGTGGCATCGGCTCACGGCTTCGAGGAATTCCTGCGGCGCACCGAAGGGCTGGACGAATTCTGGCTGGACGTCGTCGAGGTCTGAGAGCTCGTCCCATTCTGGCCGTCGCCGGAACTGAGCATCTGAGGAGGACGTGGTGAACGTAGCTTGGGAACGAATCAAGTACGACCCGCTGCGCGCCGTCGCGCTCGTAGCCGTCATCGTCCTCGTGGCCGTGCTCACCTGGCAGGCTGTCAGCATCGGGCCTTACGCGCGCGACACCCTAAAAGAGACGAAGGCTGCGGCCGTCGAGGCGAAGATGCGCACGGTCGAGGCGAAGCCCATCATCGAGAACGCGAACAAGTTCGTCGAGGCTGGAACCGAGGAGCTTCGGGCGAAGTCGGACCTCCTGGGCGACCAGATCAGGCACGCCAACAAGTTGTTCGCCTTGAACCAGCGGCAGATTAACACGACGGCCGACCTGCTCAACGGCAACAGGCACAGCTCGTACTGCCCGATCGGCTCGACGCCGAATGGCTTCAGCTCGGAGGGCACGCCGTACTGCAACATCCCCGGAGCCCTGCCCGAGCTCACGGTGGCGATTCACAACTTCGGCGCGGCCGGCGAGGAGTTCCGCAAGGCCGGGGAGACGGTGAACGCCAAGGTACTGCCCAGTGCCATCAGGATCCTAGCGACCGTCGAGGACCTGATGAAGCAGCCGGAGTGGAAGGCAATCGCGCCCGAGGTCCTGGCGATGGTCAAGCACTGGCGGGAGACCGGGGCCAACGTCAAGGACATCACCGCCGACATCAAGAAGATGGCCGACGACGCAGTGAACCCGAAGAAGAGGGGGCTGTGGCTCACCCTGCTCGGCATCGTAGGTCGGATGATAGTAGGGCCCGGAGTCCAGGGGCTGGTTCAAAGATGAATTCTCCGGAAAGCGGTACCGGGAAAAATCTGCCGGGAAAAGATGTACGGCGAGGGGTAGAGCATGAACGTCAGAGCAAAGTTCAACATCGGCAACATCACGAAGTACACGGTACCCGCAGGCTCGGGCAGCGTGGTGCTGAACGCCGTCTACGCCAACAAGAACGGCACGGTCTGCGAGGAGAACAAGTCGTTCTCCGAGGCGACGCCGTCCGCTCAAATCAACATGATGATTAGCAACCCGGCGGCCTTCAAGCAGTTTGAGGAGGCATTCAACGGAAAGCGGGAGCTTTACGTGGACTTCAGCCTGGCGCCGGAGTAGGCGGGAAGGGCCGGACTTCATCCCGGCCCGGGCATCATAAGAAACTCAAGGAGGCAGTATGAAACTGAAGCGAGTTGCTATGGTGGCCGCGCTGTTCTTCGTCTGTGTCGGGCTGATGGGATTCAGTTGCGACAAGCCGAAGGCGGCAGCGGTAGCCGTCAACAAGTACGCGGAGGCGCTGTCGCACTTCCAGGACGCCGAGATCAAGTGGCACGACATCGGTGAAAAGGCTGTCGCCGCTTGCAAGTTGCGGGGTGGGGCAGCGGGAGAATGTGCGAAGCTGGTCAAGGTGGATGCTGCCACGCATCACAAGATTCTCGTGGCGGAAAAGGCGGCGGCCCAGGCCGGGAGAAACCTCAACGCGGCCATCACGCTCGCGAACAACGGTGGAGACCCGACCCTGTACGTGGACGCAGCGCAAAATACGTTCGACGACCTGCTGGCGGTGGTGAAGGCCGACGACCCGCAGGCGCAGCAGGAGTTGACCTCGCTCGCCGGCGCCGCCGGTGCGCTATTGAAGAATGCTGTCTCAGTGATCCAGGCGATAAAGAAAGCAGACCTGAATCCAGGAGGCACGTTCCCGGGCCTAGCCTTCCTGTTCCTGGGCCTCACGCTCGCCGGTGCCACAGTCTCGCTCGGGAAGGTTCTCGAGCTCCTGAACGCACTGGTCGAGCTTGAGCCCATCGCCTTCGACCTAGTGCTCAAGCTGTCTCGAAGCTTGAAAGGCAAGACCACAGAGGAGGTCGTCGCCATGAACGAGGCGATCTTCGGTAAGGTGGAGGCCGTGGCCGACGCCGAGCTGGCGAAGGAACAACTACCACCGGGGACCTAACAAATGAACTCGGCTGAGTACTGGCTGGCATTCGCTTTGATCATGCTTCTGTGGTCTCTCATGCAACGGGCCGGAAAGATGCCTTCGGCGCGTGGCTGGCACGTATTCCTCGACTCGTTCAACACCCGGGGAGGGAACATCGTCATTCTGACCTTGCTGACGCTGTTCTTCTATCGGACATCCCTGATCTTCTTGTATCAGATGTTCGACCGCGCCGTGGCGCAGGACAATTCGTTCGCCTTGATGGGTTTCCAGGCCACGACGGCTGCGTGGGGCGGGACGATGGGGGCGCTGATGAAGACCATGACCAGCGACTCTGGTCAGCGGCGCGCCACCGACCCATCTGGTGACCCTGCGGCGCGGACGACACAGGTGCAGACGCAGACCACCACGTCAAAGACCGAACTGCCGGCGGAAGTACCCGCCGAGGAAGGAGGCAAACATGCTGAGTAACTTTCTGTTGATGCTTTCCGCGGTGCTGTTCTTCATCGCGACGGTCTGGAACCCGGAGCCTCATCGGTTCCGTCTTGTATCGGCAGGACTGTTCTGTTGGGTCCTGGCGATACTGCTTGCTGCCTTCCGCGTAGGCTAACCGGCCTACGGGAAAGGAGGTCGCTTCGGAAACGCCAGAGCGGGCCCAGGCCGAAAGGCTTGGGCCTTTTTCTTTTGCGCGCTCCAAGACTTGGAGTCCTTAGAGTCCCGTCAATACAGGGTTCAAGGTCATTCGCCTACCATTCGCCTATCCGTTTCCGGGCCTAAAAAAGACTTGACAACCTACCAGCAACCTACTAATATAAAGGTAGCTGGAAATGGACATCCGGCTAGAACAGGTGGACAGAGATGACTACCAAGGAATTGCAGAACATCTTAATCGAGCATCGGCCAGGTTGTGAGTGTTCGACGTGCGATATGGCGATGATGGAATTGGCGCGGGCCCTCCGCGCAGAAGCCTCCGACAACATCCACGCTCACGCGCTCGGCGTCAGCGATACCACTTGCGACCCGACAGAACTGGTCGAGCCATCCGAAACGACTCCCGAACAAGAAGCAGCGGCGGACGTGATTCGCGCTCATGCGCTCGGGGTGCGGCTGTGATTCGGGGATCAGAAGCAGCGAAGGAAGCAGGACGCAAGGCCGCAGAGACGCGGCGCCTCAAGCTGGCGGCGATGACCGGGCCGGAAGTCGCGGTCCAGGTTCCCGACGACGCCGAGTTTGCCGGATGGGTCGGCAAGGGCGTCAGCTACTTTGATGCGGGATGGCGGTACGGCATCCTCTTATCAGTCTCGCGCGGGCGTGCCGTCATCGAACACGCGGCGAACGCCTACCGCAAGGAACAGGTCAAGGTCCCGGTGCAGGACGTGAAGCTCTATGCGAGCAATTGAAATGAAAACCGCCAAGGAACGATTCCTAAAGCGCGTTGACAGGCGCGGCAATAATGAATGCTGGCCGTGGACAGGATACGTCAGTAAGAACGGATACGGCTGGTTCCATTTGGACTCACACGGACCACCGACTACGGCGCACCGCGCAGCCTACATTTTGTTTGTCGGTCCAGTAACCGATAAACAGGAAGTCCATCACAAGTGCGACAACCGCAGTTGTGTTAACTGGATTCGTCATTTGGAATCTACTGCCACAAAGCGGCACCGCCTAGAACTATCTCCGCGCAACATCATGTACGGTTTCAAACACCGGACGCATTGTAAGCGCGGTCACGAATTCACGCCATCAAACACTCGGATTTCAAAAAGCGGAGGGCGGTATTGCCGAGCTTGCCGCGCTCTCCGCCAACGTGAAAAGAGGAAGTCATGAGAGAACGTGTAGACCTATTCTTTCGGGACGAGCAGAGCGACAAAACCTATTCGATCTGGAAGCAGGACACGCCCGAGGGCGTGGTCGTTCAGGTCAGGTTCGGGCGGCGGGCGCAGACTCAGCAGCAATGGGATTCTGGAACGCTGACCGTCGAGGCCGCAGAGAAGCTCTACACGTCCAAGCTGAACGAGAAGCTGCGGAAGCGGTACAAAGCCGCCGAAACAACTCAGGATAAGGTGGATGCCATCGCAGCCCACTTTCAGGCCGCGCCAGCCAAGGCCGGCCCGGTTGACCTATTGGACCCGCGTCAGGTTGCCAGCGTCGCGCAGAGACGGGCGCGCGAGGCTCAGGAGACCGCCACAGCGTCCCCGGTCACGTCCTACCCTCCAGAGCTCCTAACTCCCATAGAGGACCGCGAGGCGGGCCGCTACATCGTTGACCCGCGCTATTTGGCCCAGGACAAGCGGAACGGCCATCGGCGGCTTGTGGTGAAGAATCTGGCCGGGGTCTACGGCATCACCCGTCCGGGACGGGTCGTTGACCTGCCGGACGGACTGGCGTCTGACCTACGCAAGCTGCCGTTCGACGTGGTGGTGATGGACGGCGAGCTCGAGGGCGACAAGTTCATCGCGTTTGATCTCCTGAATCTCGATGACGAGCTCGGCGGTCACTCTTACGAGGAGCGGTTCAAGATGCTGGTGGACCTGCTCCGCTATGGCTTGCCGCACGTCAAGGCGGTTGAGACGGCCAAGAGCGAAGCGGACAAGGAAGCCCTATGCCGTCGCCTCGCCACGGAGAAGGCCGAGGGCATCGTTTTCAAACTGAGGACCGGAACCTACCGGGCCGGGCGGAACGGTCAGCACATGAAATGGAAGTTCTGGAAAACGGCGACCGTCCGCATCTCGAAGCCCCGCGCCACGGGCAAGGATTCCGCAATGATTCAACTGCTCGACGGCGCAAAGTGGCGCGAGGTCGGGCACGTCAGCCTGATTGGGAAGCCAGTGGTCGAGGACGGGACGCTGGTCGAGGTCAAATACCTCTACGCGACGCGGGCGAAGAAGGTGGTACAGGCGACTATCCTCATGGTCCGCGACGACGTACCGGAGTCCTCTTGCACACTGGCGCAGCTGGTAATCAACCGCGACGAGGAGGCCGCATGAAGCAGACCTCGCTCGAGTACCCGAAGTCTCTCTCGGAGAAACACAAGCCGCACAACATCTGGAACGACGCAGCGAACGGAGTAGACGCGATGTGGTGCGTGGGCGACCGTGAGGCCGCTTGGCATCGTCTCGGACAGCGGACCGCCGATGCTCAGAACTGGCAAGCGGCGATGAAACTGGCCGGGCTCGATTGGGATGTCAGACGGACGGCGCCTTCCTCGGCGCTGTGGGTCCGAGCTACACTCCGATTCAGAACCGCACCGCCTTCGACTTCGTGGACACGCTCCTCGAAGCGCAGGACGGCGCACACTACGAGAGCGCGGGCGCTCTCGGACACGGTGAGAGGATTTGGACCTTGGCGCGAGTGCCCTACGACATCACGATCAAGGGCACGGACGACAAGAGCTTGGTCTATCTCCTGTTCACCACGGCGCACGATGGGAGCCAGGCGGCGACCTGCAAGCTGTCGACAGTGCGGGTGGTCTGCATGAACACGCTGAACGCGGCGCTCTCTGGCGCTGGCGCGGCGATGAAGGTCCGCCACACGAAGGACGCGGCGGTCAAGATGCTCCAGGCGAAGAAGGCGATGACCGGGGTCATGCTGGACGCGAAGATGCTCGAGGAGAAGCTGAACCTCTTGGCGACGCGGCGGCTGACCAAGGACACGATGCTCACGGTTCTGGACCGCCTCTTTCCCAAG